AAATAAGTGTCTATATTATTTGGTGTAACAATTACCTCACTAGAGCCATATGTTTTACTATTATCTATTTCATTCCAGTTAAACCAATTATAATTATTAATATTCCCATAGTTTAATCTAACATATACATTGTCTTTTGTTATTAATAATTGATAACCACCTGGTTGAGTGCTAGTTGGCGAGTATTGAAATGTAGATAAAACTCCATATTCTATTGGTGAAGTAGGTAGATTATCCATTATATCACTAGTTATATTATATAAGAATACCGTTTTATTTAAAGGTGCATTGTTTAGATTATTAAAATAAGTGTTTATATTACTTGGAGTAATAACTATATCGCTAGGCGCATAACTATTAAAAGCCCCGTATACTAAGCCAGAATCAATCTATTTATTATTATAATAATAAATGTGTCCATTTGTTGATAAAACGTAAACTAATTTAGTATCAGTCATTTTGTTCACATTATCAACAAATTTTGGATAAGAATCATTGCTTATTAAAGGTGTAATTAATTTTATAAACGTCCCGTCATCAACCATGCTATCAAGTTTGGCATTAATTTCTTTTTGCACATCCAAATTTTCAAAATATCCATCCACAGGGAAATACTCACATTTAAAAGCTTCTTCATAAGTAGCAAAGGACTTTTTCATATCTAACCACTGGTTGATAATCCAATCTAAGTTCATATCATGGAAATTGCTATATGGGAAATTCTCAAAACTCATAATATACTACCTCTCTTTCTTATTAATAAATCATCAAACAAAATCTTTGTTTAAAATCATCTACAATAAATTGTACAATACTAAATGCCGAAACCTTTCTTTCCTGTTCAATCATCTGTTGACTTGTAGTTACGCCAATATTTCCTTTAGTGCTATTTGTAGTTTTCCTATCTGTGTTATATGCGTTATTTGCATTTCCTGTTAAACTTGTATCATTATTAACCATATTCTTTTCATTGTTCGCAAAATCTGTATTGTTAAAAGCAACATTTTGATTAATCTGTTCACTATTTCCAGTAGATTCTGTAGTGCTATTTAAAGTATCATTTCTTTTTTCTGATTCTGTAATGGTTTCCGTTCTGTTATAATTTTCAATTGGGTTGTACTCTAACACTGTGGTATTATACATTTTTTCCCAAACCGAAATCATAGCCTTACACCATACACCTATTGCATATTGTAATGTTGGTACGGATGGATATAACACTTCTAGCTCTTGAGTACCTAAGCAAATGGAATCAATGATTGTATCTTTAAGATTTTCCATTGCTTTGGGAACTATAAAGGAATCAAACAATGTGTTATCATATTGATACATTCCCATAACGGTTAGGAATGATTTCATTTTCTCCACCCTCTTTCTCTTTATATCTCCAATCTACACTAACCTCAACACCAAACATTTTCTTGACTTTTTCACAAGACTTTTTCCAAGAATCTAACCACATTTCCATTCGAGATTTACTTTCCTCTCTGGTACTGGTTGCTTCATCAGAAACTAGCCTTTCCTTTTTATCACTTCTGGTGTTAGGAATTCCAACCTCATTACAGAACAACTCTTCCCATCTTCTCAAGCAGTCCATTAAATCTGGCATGATAAAATTCTGTGATAAATTCTGCGTAAAAGTCGACCACGGCTCAACATCACTCTCGCCTTGCGCTCTTCTTAACTTTTCATCATAGAATACCCCAATATCTCCCCCCATTATTTTATCGAGTAACTTTTTCAAGCTTTCTGCCCCGGCACATATGCTAGTTTACTGTTCATTCCATTCATGGCGCAAGCTTCTGCGGTAATAGCCATTTGGTCTGCGTAGTACGATACTAAGTCCATGATACCGCCGTAATCGGGGGTCATTTTAAACAACACACATTGTTTATCAATAGTTAATTCTTTTAGCCCACTTAACAATGGATTGCTTACCACCACTTTAAGCGGACGGTAAAACACATTGAACCCCTGTAAAGTACAAGCCTGTGGAATTACTCCGAACTTGTCAGTATTAATGATAGCTACAGTACCCCAACAATACAGGGAATATAAAAAGTAGTCCTTATCCCAGTTTTCGGGCATTTCCCATTTCATTACTGATATAGCCTTTTGCAGTAAATATCTTTGAAAGTACTTTTGCAAAAATGTATTCTTGCAATGAACTGTGTTTGGATTTTCCTGTACAGTGCACGTATTTATATAATCATACATATAAGGCGCATTCATTTAACATCACTCCTTTACTTTAAAGTATTAATAAAATCATACCATTTTCTAGCCATTTCCTGTCTTTCCGTATGAATAGTAGCAGGACGCTCATAACAGTACTGGAATACCATGCACAAGTATTCAGGACTTTCTGTAGATTTCGCCCAATCCCCCCATTTCATTTTGTATGCAGACGGGACGGTATTAAATCCCTCATACCACTGTTTTTCAATTCCTCTGTGAGCTGTACCGTTGTACTCTTGAAACTCTGCATATAATGCACTTAACTGTTTAGACCCATCATACCAGTCTGAATGACTGCCATATAACACGTCTAACACTTTTGCCAAATCTGAGAATGGCGTCCACTGCACTAATCCCCATCCGTCATTTTCTGAACCAGTTTCTTCGCAACCCGGGTTGAATGTACTTTCCTGTTGCATATTTCCGCAAAGCCCTGCAACAGCTTCTTTCGTCCATCCTTGCGCTTTAAAGTAGCTCCATATGATAGATACATTATTTTTCTGTTCATCTTCTGTAAGATAGCTACTAGCACCAGTTCCTACTTTTGTAACCCAGTCACCAGATGGAGTATATGGAAATCTATACGCATACTGATAAGAGGAATTAGAGAATTCATAGGTATTGATAGACACTTGTTCGTCCAAGGGGTATCTATCTGTGTGTGCTCCCATGGTATGTTTATCATCATATGCCATTTCTGTATGGTGACGGGTACTAGAATTTACCACTACAATATCTCCTTTTTGTAACTGGAAAGAACTGTCGATTTTTATTTCCGTGAAACCAAGCTTTTTCAAAATTCCGCCCATTGTATAAGTAGTAAAAGGCCAAGCATTTTTATCTAGTTCAAAGCCGCCGTACAATAAAGCATACCAGATAAATGATGAGCAATCATAGTAGGTTATGCCATTTACAGTTTGTTCATTTCGGTAAATCTGAGAGTATCCCACATTAGGTTTGTTACAAGTGTCAACAGCCCACTGCCACGCTTGTAGCATCAAACCGCCAATACCCTCATTTCCACCCCACCACGGATAAGACCCTGAACCTTTTAACACCCAATAACCTATAAAAAGATTTTGATTAAAAGATGGGAAACTACGCATAATAGAAACCCCCCTCTAAATATGACTTTATCGAATCCAATTCATTTTTTGTTGCACCAGAAATTAAAATAGAACCATTTTCGGCAATATAGTAGCCAACACCTAAAGCTTTACAAGTTCCATTTTTACAATATGGTCTGCCATTATCAGAATTGTCCTCATCTACGATTTCATAACATACAGTAACACAAGTGGGATAGTAAGAAACTCCAACAACGCTTCCATTAACACCTTTAGAAGCGTCAATATTTGGAATGTTGTTTGTAAGAGCGTTTCCAATTCCCGAAGCTAAACCAAGAAAATCACCAGATATTGCCCCCGAAACCATCTGAACAACCCCACTAGCAACTCCACCAACATTTCTGTTTAAATCAGAAATTTGCACAGGAACTCCAAATTGGCTTGAAGCTTGAGTAACAACCTGTGGTTTGCTTATATCTGGGCTTTTTCCAACTACACGGCATATTCCAGTGCCCGAAATTAAATCAATCCTCATTACTGCGTTAAATTCAGAATATGTTGATTTCATTAAATCCGTATCAACTTCGATAACTCCCCAAGGGTTAATGTAAAGATAACAATATCTATATGGCTTTTTGTTCAAATACTCTCCACGTTCTTTTGATTGCGGATGTTCTGGAAAACGTAGCTGAATTGTTCTTTCAATATAAGCACTGTCTGGTATTTCATAAGGTTCGAATACTCCTACTTCTGTATCGAAAGACCACCAGCCAAAATCAATAGAAGATGGAACAAACCAACCAGACTTGCTCCCAACATCAGGAAACCATATACAGGAAACAACATACTGGAATGGGTTAAACAACGCTTTTGTTAAACTATCTGATATCTCCTGTGTATTCAGATTAGCCCAATCAATTGTACCCAAAAGTTTATCACAGAACTTTCTGAATGTTGTATAGTCCATACAATAATATTCAGTAGTTCCTTTTTTCGATACAATACCAAGCACCCAATACCCTGTACGGTATGAAAAAGTCCCACTATACCACCACTGTTCTGTCTGCTCAATCTGTGTAATAACAGGGTCTTTTTTCGCTGGGTAAAGCATATCCTGTATATTGCCATCGCTGGCAGTAGAAGCCCTCAAAAAGTATAAGCTTGCACTAGCAATCTGAGTTCTGTAGCTTGCCAGAACATCACACTGCATATAGGCAACCCATCTGCCCTCTTTCCACACCCAATTATTAATAAAATAATACCGTCCAAACTCTGCAATATAACAGTAATTTAGTGCGGTTGGTGTTCTATCTGTCCGAACAATAACAATTGGATTTACTATAGAACACTCTTCTGTTAGAACGATTGAGTATGAAAAAGAGGGTGTACCAGTGGGAATTGCTGTAGAATTCTCCTTTTTAGAGAACACATAAAAGTTAGCTGTGAATCCCATGTGATACACCCCCTATTTTAATCAATTAAGAATACTACTGCATTTTCCGTCATGTCGTTGTAGTACCTATCTGTGAAATGATAGTATACATTCCAATATCCACCACCAGCATTCATTGAAGTTGGCATAGACCACTGATTAATAGTGGTAAGTCCGATTGCTTCCTCATCAAACAGAACGCCGAATACATCTTTTTCCACTGGTGCTGTAGCTGCTTTAGCCGCTCCCGTATCATCAATATAGTTAGGCTGTGCGTTAATACCGATGGGAGTTTCAATGGACTGCCAGAAGTTTACTTTCTCATACTGCATCATTTTCATGTATTTGTCGTTGAAAATGTCGCTCAAGACCTGTGTAGTAATATGGTTCATGTCACTAGCATAAAGCATCAATCTCTGATTTCTGTATGGGGTATGCCGTGAAACTTCTTTCCCCGTAATATTGATATGATATTTCTGGCTTCGCTCTGTTAGCAGACTAGAAATAGTCGCAATTCTAGCATACGCCCACTTAGCAAAGTCTGGAAAATTAGCTGGCTGTTTAATCGTATCGGCTGTAAAAGTAGTACCTGAATAGTTATTGTATTCTGTAAGCAAATGAATTACATTCTTGCTATCACCATCAATCTTTCCTGCGATAAAGTTTACCACGCATCCACGGCTCATGCTCTCATGTGCCTGTTCGATCATGTCCATAGTGTTCTGTGTGTACATGGAAATGAACTGCCCTAACTCTTCTGGACTTTTAAATGCAACATCTAACTGGTCTTTAAAGTAGGTACGGTGTCGCTGGAATACTGAACCACCATAAAAGTTTGTCTGCAAAACTTTTCCTTTTTTGATGTTCCACTGATCCACCGATGTTCCATCATCAAGCGGTAATCTCTGGTCGTTTTCCCAGTCATCATCTACCATTGTAAGCTTTCTCACATGGTTTCCGAACTGTTGATTATCTTTCCAAAGACTTCCAAATTTACGGTTATACGGGCGAGTGGAAAAAATAGTCTTATCCAGCACCTGTGAAATGCTCTTCATTACATTATCATATCCAGTTGAAAGAGCTGTGTTCGCCTGCGCCACAAAAGCTGCGGTACCAGTGGCGGTAAGAGCTGTTTTTCCTGTAGCCTGAGACACAATCGAATTTAAAACTGTGGAAATCTGGTCAAAACTTAAAGTATTACTCATCTAATATCACTCCCCTCATTTAATCGTATTATCTGGAATATTAACAGGCGGATTAATAATGCTTGCAATCACATCATCCGCAGTAGTCGGAAGCGTTCTCGCGTTCGCCATCGTATTTACGTTACTAAGCTGTACCGCCTGGGTCAGTGCTTTTAACTGAGCTTCAATCCCATTATCAACCTGTGTCTGTACCTGTGTCTGTGTAAGTGGCTGTGACTGTGGCTGTACCTGTGTCTGTGGATGTGCAAATAACTGCATCATCTGAGTTAAATAGTCAACTGGCTGTGGCTGTGGCTGTGGCTGTACCTGTACCTGTGGCTGTGGCTGTACCTGTGGCTGTGGCTGTACCTGTGGCTGTACCTGTGGCTGTACCTGTGGCAACATCTTTGCAACATCATCTTTTGTATACCCCATCTTACCAAGGGTAGCTAATAATTCAATCATATTCATGTTAAGCTCTCTCCTTTTCTTAAATATCCTGAGTGCGCGAACCCACTAACTAAAACATTGTCGGTTCTTAAATAATCCACCATTAGCCAGTCACCAGAGTAAACGCCATAGCACACTACTTTACTTCCTTTTGGCATCTCTGCTAGAACTGTGCTTTTGGTATCTGGCATTACTCTGAGCATCAGAGGTGAACTTTTTGTGTTTACAGTGTAGATTGCGGATTTTGCTCTGTCAAAATCAGTCAGCATTTTTGTCACCCCCAAGTCTGTCAATCAGTTTTGTGATTACGTTGGTGTTGTTGTTAATAGCATCCGTCATTTTTTCTTCGGCATCTCTGTGTCTCTGGTCGTCTTTGTCTAACTTCCAAAATAACGCAATCGCAACGCATATGGGAAACCCAACATTCTGAATGATAGTGATTACTGCGTTTACATCCATTTTTTCACCCCCTTGTATGGCTAATTATTTAATTGTTTCACGTGAAACATGTGTTTCACTAATAACACCTATAGGGTTGAATCTATAGGTGCTAGTTGAGAAAGATTAAACGTATTCTATCTTCGTGCACCAGACAAGTGCGTGTACACGGCTTCCGACCGTTGTCTTTGTACTGTAGACGTTTGTCTTTCTGATACAGACATTAACATATAATAGGATGTATGTCAAGATTAAATTTTAAATTCCCTAAAATAATACTCAAACATCGCTTTTATGGATATATTCTCGAATTCTACTAGCTTATCCAGATAGTACTCATATAGCCATATATAATTACGACGGAAAGCTTTTATATCTCTTGTGGTAACATCGTATTTTTCTGGACTGCCCGAAGAGTGAGAAGTGATATAGTATAAGCATTTACTTTTGTGTTCATATATTGATATCTCCCCTACATCACATATTGGAATATACTCTTTCAACTTACGTGATACAATTCCGGAGTAATCAGCATTGTAAAATTCATTCTTTAAGCTCATAGCGTAAAAGTCGCTATTTTCATCTTCGGACTGATACAGAACCGTATCTTTCTTTTCATCAGATATCGGACTGTCACACAGATTAAAAAGAGCAATATTTTTTTCACGCAGTATTGATATGCTTTGTTTGTTTAGGCTCATTTCTGAAACTTTGTTCATCAGCTTTTTATACATAAACATATCGCATTCAAGGCGGTTACTATTTGTAAGTAAGAAGCATTGCACAGGTTTTTCACCCAACAACTCACGGTTACGGTTTACAGTTTCGTAAAATTCATTAAAGGTAAACCCTGCTTGCGTTACATTTCGCTCTGTAGGCTTTGGGATAAATTCATCGTATATGATTACATCCACGTCCGAAAAATCAATTCCACGTACATTTGCGCAAGTGCTAAGAGATACACAGTAGCCCACTAAATCTATTAATGTGTTATCTT